CGGCAGGCGCGTCGCCGCCGCTATTGGAAGTTGCGCCAGAAACTTGGGGATGCGCGTTGCTCTTCGTAATCAGGGAGACGGATGGCGGATTTGGAGGATTACTTAAATGCCATCCAATTCCACGGCTCCCGAAATTTATCGGGTATCGCTATCGGATAGGGCTACCGAGGCGATGGTTCCATCACCATTCTCAGCTTCGATCTCCGAGGGTGCGGAAATAAATGAGGCCGTTTGGGCATTTTATCAGGATGCCAAAAAGAAAGCGGCGCGGCGCGATTTTGCGGTGGCCTACATTATCGGCAAGCGGCTGGCGTTAAAATCTCCATGACCCTCTCGATCAAATCCTCAAAAGGCGTCTCCGCTTCCGGCGTTCGCCTTCTCAACCGCGCGCTCTCTGCCGGTCTCGTACCTCACCGGCACTCGCCTGGTCCTGCTCACTATCTGCGCTACCGCGCACAACTGAAGGCACGCCGATGAAATACCTTCTCGCCGCCCTGCTCAGCTTTGCGACCGCGGCTTTCAATCTGATGCTTTGCATCGTCGTCGCTGCAATCGCGTGCCTCGTTGTGCTGGTGCTCTGCGCTTGGTGCGGGCTGTGGAAAGACGTGCGGGATGAACAGAGAAAGGAACTCGCGTGATCTGGCTAATCATCCTCGGTGTGTTGGCTCTCTTGGTCGTAGCGGCAGCCTGCCTCGGCGGTATCGCGGATCACGCGATACGCAAGGAAGACGAAAACGACCCCATCGCATGAGCGCCGCCGTTGTCACATTCGCGATCCTCGGCCTCGCCTCCTGGTATGGTGAGCAAGAGCGCGGCAAGCTCATGGCGAACGGTCAGCCGTTCGATCCTGATGCGCTGACGTGCGCAGTGCAGGGTTACGCCTTTGGAACGCAGCTACGGATTGAACATGGCGGTCGCACTGTTGTTGTCACTGTGACTGACCGGCTCGGGCCTGCGGCGCTGAAGCTGGGTCGTGAGCTGGACCTGTCGCGCACTGCGTTCGCACAGTTGGCTGACATTGGCCGCGGCGTGATCGAGGTCAGGTATTCAATTTCCGCTGCGACCGGCGCAGTGCCGGTATCATTGACGCAGCAAAAGCCGAAAGCCTGCCAGGGTGCGCCAACATTCGGCGTCCTGCCTTTCGGAAATAGAAAGCAGGGGCACTCGGGAGAGACCGGGGCAATTTGCACCGTCGCGGTTGGTTCGCGGGCAGGGTCTAGGGGTGACTGCAGCTCGCTGGTAGCTGGCCGCGACGGTGTCTTTTTCTCCGGTGCCTGTGCTGGCCGAGTCGTGGGCGGTGAAAGTCCGCAGCAGCCCGATAGGGTGCGACAAACCATAGATGAAGCGCGAGAGGGCACCAAGCTAATAGTCGCTGAAGCTAACGGCGGACTCTCGCGACCGGGGGATTCATTTCGAGCGGTTCGCCCGCATTGGGCCGCGCTGGTAAATGCCGCAACAGCCATCGCCCGCAACGGGGTTAAGAAGTGCCTGTCGTGGCTCTTACCCGCCGAGGGGCAGCGCTGCCTGCTGCTAGTAGCTAAAAACGCGAGGGAAAATCCCGCCGCTCGAATCTTTTTCGCATGAAACCCGCGCGTCGCAAGCGTCGCCGCCTGACCAATCGCGAGCCGCGCAACTGGGTCTGCCCTGACTGCGGAATGGTTAACTTCTCAACCGAGAAGACCTGCTACCAGTGCAGCGCTGGTCGCCCGAAATCCCTCAACTCACACCCCCATGAAAATCGAAATTAAATCCCTCGCTGGATCGCTCCTGTTTGAAGGCGATTTCAGCTCGCTTGCTGAAGCCTTGGTGGCCGCAGTTAAGAAAGGCGCGAACCTCACCCGCGCGAACCTCGACGGCGCGAACCTCACCCGCGCGAACCTCTACGGCGCGAACCTCACCGGCGCGGACCTCGACGGCGCGAACCTCACCGGCGCGAACCTCACCCGCGCGAACCTCACCGGCGCGAACCTCGACGGCGCGAACCTCACCCGCGCGAACCTCGACGGCGCGAACCTCACCCGCGCGAACCTCTACGGCGCGAAAATACCAGAGAAAGACTTTTCTTCGCTCTATGCCCATCGGACCATCACGCCAGAGGGCAACCTGATCGGCTGGAAAAAGCTGAGAAATGGCACGATCTGCCGGTTGCTTATTCCAACCGATGCGAAGCGGGTCGGTGGACTCATTGGCCGCAAGTGCCGGGCTGAATTTGCGCGGGTGCTAGATGGCTCCGGTATTTCGTGGACCACCGAACACGACGCTATCGCGTATGCGCCCGGCAAGATTGTCCGGCCTGACAGGTTCGACCCTGATCCGCGTGTCGAATGCTCGAACGGCGTCCATTTCTTCCTCACCCGGCAGGAAGCCGAGGAATTTTAACTCATAAACTCATGGCACTTCAAATCACTAAAGGCAAAACTCCCGGCGCCGTTCGCGCCGTCATCTACGGAACTGAGGGCATCGGCAAAAGTACGCTCGCCGCACAGATTCCCGGCGCGCTGTTTCTTGATGTCGAAGGCGGCGCCGATCAAATCGGGATCGACCGGCTGCGTGACCTGGACTGGCGCGGCATCGAGGCTGCCGTGCGTGACCTTACTGCCAATGCGCAGGGCTACTCAGCGCTAGTCATTGACACTGCTGATTGGTGCGAGAAAGCACTGATCGAAAACCTACTCAAGCGGAAGGGACAGGATTCCATCGAGGGGTTTGGTTACGGCAAGGGCTACACGATGATTCAGGAGGAATTTGCCCGTTTCCTCGGCACGCTCGATGAGCTGATCGCCAAGGGAATCCACGTCGTTTTTGTCGCTCACTCGACGGTCAAGCGCCTCAGCCCGCCCGACCAGACGGACGGTTACGACCGCTACGAAATGAAGCTCACTAAGCAGGTCTCACCGTTACTGAAGGAGTGGGCTGACGTAGTGCTGTTCTGTAACTACAAGATTCAAATTGTCGAAGGCACAGACGGGCGGACCAAGGCTCAGGGTGGCAAGGATCGGCTCATCTTCACGGCGCATTCGCCGGCATGGGATGCTAAGAATCGCTTTGGGCTGCCTGAAGAGATGCCCATGAAGTTCGACGGCATCGCACACCTTTTCGGCGGCGCTGCAACGCTGCCGATGTCCCGCGCGGTTCCTGAAATAGCCGCTGCTGGTAGCACTGTAGCGACGGCTACGGTCACGCCGGCAGCGGCTACCGCCGCGCCTGCTGACGAGATTCCCGGCCTTGAGGAACCTGCTGACCCTACCAAGGCGCTCAAGGTCCCTGCCAACGTCGCTACGTGGCTCGATGCGAATAAGGACAAGGTCAATGCCTACCTCGTTCGCGTCAACTGGATCGCCACCGGCAGGACCTGGCGCGACCTGCCTGAAGACAAGATGGCATCGGTTGTCGCCAAGACTGACAAGTTCGCCCGTGCTGCCGGCATTCCGGTTCTATCCTCTAAATGAAAACCGCGTACATCATCGAATATGATAATGGGCAGTCCTATGAGGATCACAGCAGTTCTGTGATCTCAGTAGCTATGACTCAGCCCGATGCCACGCGGGAGGTTGCTCGTCTTAGCACGTGGATTGAAAACAAGATCAAGCAAGCTCCCCCAAGTCCCGACATGGATTTACCTGATGAGGAGTATTTGCGCCAGCACGATCTGCGCAACGAATGGCTCGCTAAACTCAAGTGTCCCCACGGAGCAAACTGCCTTCGAGATGCCGTGCGTGAGAGGTGTGGCAGTGTGCGTTTCTATAGCGTCCCCCTACTCCCATGAACGCTAACCTAGTCATTACGCCATCCGCTGAACCGGTCGTGTCAGTGGCAGCGGAAGCCAGGGCGAGACGAGACCAACTGCTTACTGAGGCCGGCACGGTCACAACGATAACCGACCGTCTCGATGCTGACGCTGCTTTGCCGGTCCTGCGCGAGCTGAAGGCGTTCCTCACTGAAGTCGAAGACCAGCGCGAGTCAGTCAAGGCGCCAGTCCTGAATGTCGGGAGAAAAATCGATGCACTCGCGAAGGAACTTGTTGCTGACCTCAAGGCGCAGGAAAACCGCATCGCTCGGGCGCTCGGCGCCTTTGAAGCTGAGGAACGTCGCAAGGCTGAGGATGCACGCCGCGCGGCTGACGCTGAGGCGGCGCGGATCGCTTACGAGGCAGCCTGTGCCACTCGGAAGGCTGTCATTGCTGCACCGACACCTGAAGCTGCAGCCCGCGCGAGTGATGACATCTCAGGCAAGGCGCGAACAGAGATTGCGACAGTCAAGGCTGCCGCGATCACAGCGCCGAAGCCAGCCGCAAGCCAACTGCGCAGTGAAATCTGCTTCGAAGTGACTGACATCAAGGCGCTCTACGTAGCGGAGCCAAACCTTGTCACGCTGGAGCCTAACGGCACAGCCATTCGCGCGATCCTGCGCGCTAATCCTGATTTGAAAGTGCCAGGTCTGCGGCACTGGACAGAACAGAAACTCAACCTCAGATAATCCATGCCTAAAATCGCAACAGCCGACCGCCATGAAGTGACGGTCAAAGACGCCGTGTTTGGCGAGTCGCCAAACGGCACACCCTTTGTCGAACTCGCATTCGAGAATGACAAGGGCGAATCAATCACCGGTTGGCTTTACCTCTCGGAAGCCGCCTTCAAAAACTCCCTGAAAACGCTGCGCATGGCGTTTGGTTTCAACGGCGATTTCGAGACGCTGCCCACGCAGGTCGCGAACAAGCGGTGCTCGATCACGACTGAGTTTGAGGAATACAACGGCGAAGAGCGCCTGAAGGTAAAGTGGATCAACGCGATTCGCGCAGTCATCCCGCTCAAGGAGGGGGCGTCATTTCTGAAGAAGCTGACCGCGATGGCCGCGCGTGTGCCGGTTGAGCAGCGTGTGAAGGCTCCAGTGACGCCGAAAGCTGCCAAGCCAGGCGAGACCAAGGACGGCGATCCGTTTTGATGAAGAAGTGTCTTCACGTTCCAATTTACGACGCCGTCGTTTGGCTGGTCGTATCGGATGAAATCCACGCTACTCGCAAAAGCCGATCAATGGTCAAGCTATTCGGAGAACCGCCACCGGCTGAAGTGGATTGGGCAGCTCTCTGTGACTATAACGGGCGCGGCATATTCGGCATCTTTGTAGGCAGCGAGAGCCTGACGGTTGATGTCATCGCGCATGAAGTGTTCCACCTGACGTACCGCATCCTTGAATGGGCGAGCGCCGGGGTTGACAAAGGAAACCACGAGGCCGGAGCGCTGCTGCACGGCTATCTGATGAACCTCATTTCCGGCATTCTCGGGCCGTTGGCGAAGCGCTGATGGACTTCCGCCCATACCAGCACGAGTTTGTCGACGCTACGTTCGCCGCCCTGGTCGAGTTCAACCGGGTGCTTGGCGTGGCACCAACCGGCTCCGGCAAAACCTGCATGGCGGGCGAACTGATCCGCCGTGCAGGTTGTCCTGTGCTGTTTCTGGCAGACGCTAAAGAGCTGGTCTATCAGGCAGCCGACAAGCTCTGCAAATGGTCGGGCATCATTGCCGACGTTGAGATGGCAGACAGTCACGCAACACCGGGTTCGCCGCTGATCGTTGCCACAACGCAGAGCATCGCGCGCCGGCTGGACAAGTATCCAAAGGATGCTTTCGGGCTGATCTTTGTTGATGAGGCGCACCGCAACACGCTTGGCGACATGGCGCGGCGTGTGCTCGATTACTTTGCCGGCGCTCAGGTCGTTGGGATCACCGCGACGCCGTTCCGCTCCGACAAGCGCAAGCTCGGGAGCTTTTACGAGCATATCGCCGTCGAGATTCCACTTGTGCGCCTGATCCGCGAGGGGTGGCTATCAAAAATCACCATCAAGTCCATTCCGTGCGGTATCGATTTGTCGAGTGTGCGCACGGTGGCAGGCGATTTCAACGAGGCTGATCTAGGCGCGGTCGTGACGCCTCACCTTGACGCCCTTGCGCGCATCCTGAAAGAGCATGCGGGCGAACGGCGCACAGTGGCATTTCTGCCACTCATCGAGACCTCGCGCCAGTTCGCGGCCTGCTGTGTTCAGCACGGCCTGAAAGCGGTTCACGTCGATGGCGTCGACCGTACACAGTTGGCGCGCTTTCGAGCTGGTGAAGCCAGCGTGATTTGCAACTGTGCGCTGCTGACTACCGGATGGGATGAGCCAAGCGTCGACTGCGTCTACATCCTGCGCCCGACAAAGTCGTTTGTCCTTTACTCGCAAATGGTCGGTCGCGGCACGCGCATTCACCCCGGCAAGGAAAACCTGCTGGTGCTCGATCCGCTGTTCTTGTCTGATACGATGGGCTTGATCCGGCCTGCGCGCCTGATCGCCAAGACTGAAGAAGAAGAGAAGCGCGTCACCAAGCTTCTGACTGAAGCTGGCGGGCGCGGTCTCGATCTATTTGAGGCGCAGGAGAAGGCTGATTCTGGCATTGAGGCAGACCGGCATGCCGCGCTGATTGCGCGTCTGAAGGAATGCGCGAAGCGCAAGGCGCGAACGGTTGACGCTGTCGAGTTTGCCTACGCTCTAGGTGATGATGACCTGGCCGAGTACGAACCCGAGACTGATGCTGAGGCAGCGCGCGTGACGGTGCGCCAGGCCGAGACCCTTGAGCGCGCCGGCTTCGATGTAGCCGCGCTGAAGGGCAAGGGTCACGCGACACAAATCATTGACCGGATTTTCCGGCGTCGAGCAGCAGGGCTGGCAACACCTAAGCAGCTCAAATGGCTCATCAAGTTTAAGCATCCATCGCCGCAGACTGCCACTTTTGAAGAAGCGTCAGCGTTTCTCGACCTAAAATTCAACGTTAGAAAGGCCGCACCAGCAGCGGCAATCGCAGCATGAGACACAACCTAAGAGAATTATCGCGTAAGCAAACGACCGGTGAAGCCGATTCCCAGGGGCGCTTGCCGTGGGAGGCGTTTAAGCTCGGCTGCCTTCAGCGGATCGCTGATGCCTGTGAGAAGATGGCAGGCAATTGGTCGGAGCTGATTGCGGAACTCGCGCGCTCGAAGCGTGCGATAGAAACCCTGCAACAGTCGCACCGTTATCTGCGACACAGCAACCGCGGGCTGCGCGGCGCCATCACGCGGCTAAAACGCCAATGACTCTCCAACGCCTCACCTACCTGCTCTGTTGCACCGGAGATGGTCGATACTCAGCGCAGCGTGAAATTCTGCCAAACTACATTTGGTCTGAGGAGGCTGAAGCTTGGCTCGATGACGCTTTCGCGGATGTCGGCCGCCTGCGCCGGCAGCGAGACGAACCCTCAAAGCTCATTCCTCAAAACGCCACAAAGTACGACCTGCAATTCAGGAACACCGTCGAGCAGGTCGCGCGCGACTTGGCAGAGAAGCTGGAAATCACTCTATGATAAAAACCGAAGTAAAAATAACTCAAAACCCGGATGCTCCGGTGGCTGTCGAAGTGTTGGCAGAAGCCATCAGCGCGATTTCACGCGGGACACAAAAAATGCTTGCCGGGCCACTCAACGAAAAGGCGATTGTCCTACTGATTACTCACGCAACCCCGGCAGTTGCCGGCTGGAAACCAAGCGCGTCAACTGTGCGGGCTGTTCTCCGGGGCATGGAGTCGCTTGAGCGCGAATATCTGAAGAAGTGACTGCCGCCGATCTTCCCATCGCTACTGAATCCGCCGAGCAGAAGTCCGTCATTAGCTGGTGGGCTATCATGCACAGGAACTTCGCGCTCCCTGAGTGCATTCTGATGGCCTGCCCTGCTCAGGCCGCGCGCACACCGCAAGGCGGCGCACGGATCAAGGCTGAGGGCTATCGAGCCGGAACGCCTGATCTGTTCCTAGCGACCTCGCGCCGCGGTTGTCATGGGTTGTTTGTCGAAATGAAGCGGCGTGACGGCGGCACGCTTTCTGAGAACCAAAAGCAAATGCTCTTTGAACTCGGCGCTCAGGGTTACGCCAAGGCTGTAGCTTGCGGAGCGAGCGAGGCAATCAAGGTGATCTCTGAGTATCTGAACCCATGAACGGCAAAGGTGACTCACCCCGCAACTGTTTCAGTCCGCAGTTCAGGGAAAATTACGATCAGATCAACTGGCATCATGCCGTTAAAAACACGAGAACGCCGGACACCTACCACGCGGCAGTAAATTCCGCCAATCAGGGCGCCGGCGCCGGCACTGCGGGGTGGGATGATCGGTTTAGGGCGGCTCTTGCGGTCAATGGCTTAAAGCCCGTCGAGAAATACGACCATCCGGCTGATCCAAGTTATCCTGGTGGTTTTCCGTACCTCGCACCGCGGCCATTAGATGATCCGTCAGCATGGGGACACTCCGCGTTTATCGTGTGGGCATTCACCGCAACCATCGGACAGCGCAATCCACCTTTATGAGACCCGACATTTGTAGTCTATACTGCCCTGTTGCGCCGCCTCACCGCTCCGGTCAGTGGATGCAGACTCACACCGGACGCAGATTCTATCCGCTCGATCCGCGCCGGGAAGACATCTGCATCGAAGACATCGCGCACGCGCTGTCTAACATCTGCCGGTTTGGAGGGCATGTCCGCGACTTCTATTCAGTCGCGCAGCATTCTGTGATCGTCGCCAGCCTGTTGCCGCCACATCTGCAGCTCGCCGGCCTGCTGCATGACGCCTCAGAAGCATACCTGGTCGACATTCCGAAGCCGTTGAAGGTGGTTCTTCCCGATTACCAGCGGATCGAGCGTCGGCTTGAGTCTATCATCGCGGAAGTCTTCAGCGTCAGCTTCTCAGACCCAGCCATCAAGCGAGCTGACAGCGTTGCGCTTGTGTCTGAAGCTCGCGACCTGCTCGGCGTCGTGCCGGTCGAGTGGGATTGCTTTGAGGATGGCATCGCCCTGGTCGACCCAATTTTCCCAATAGCGCCGCATCATGCGCGCCGCGCGTTCCTTTACGCTTTCAAGAAATACACTCAATGACACGCACACTTATAGGCTTCACCGGGTTTGCCGGAGCTGGCAAATCCACCGCGTCTGCTGCGCTCGTTAAACATCGCGGCTTCACTCAGCTCAGTTTCGCAACGCCGTTGCGCGCCATGCTGGTAGCAACGGGCATCGAACCCGAATGGCTTTTGGAGCGCAAAGATGAGATAATCCCCTGGCTTGGTGTCACTGGTCGCCATCTCATGCAGACCGCGGGCACCGAATGGGGACGAAATCTAGTGCATCCTGACTTTTGGGTACGCCTCGCACAGCGCCGCGTTCAGACACAGCCCGACAAGAGAATTGTTTTCGACGATGTTCGCTTCGACAATGAAGCCCGCATGATTTGCGGGCTTGGCGGTGTCATTATCGGCATCCGCCGCGACTTTCCAACGCTTCGCGGGCAAATGAATCACGCGAGCGAAGCCGGAGTCAGTGAAGGCCTGGTCGACCGGTGGATCGGCAACTTTGGCGCAGACAAAGACCTGTTCAGCAAACTTGTGCTCGCGATCCATGACAAGGGGGCGACATGACAAATGCTGCACGCCTTACTGTCGGAATCGCCGCCGTCATAATCGGCGCTTCTGCCATAAGTGCCGGTCTCGAAAGTATCGCGCAGCGCACCCGTTGACCGCACTCTTTCACTGCGTCAAGGCACACGCCAAGGCGCGCGGGATCGGGTTTCAGCTCACGCTCGAACAGTTCAAAGCGTTCTGCACTGAGACTGGCTACCATCTCACCAAGGGTCGCCGTGCAGACAGCGCCTCAATTGACCGCATCCGCGGTGACCTGCCCTACATGGCCGGAAACCTTCAACTGAAAACCGTCTCTCTCAACTCAATCAAAAGCTGGCTCGACGGATCGCGCGACGAACCTACCGGCACAGATGACAACTACCCATTCTGACCATGATTGAACCTGGCACGCCGGTTCGCTTCATCGGCGGCAAGCTCAGCGGATTTCAAGGCGTCTGCACAAAGGCGTGCGAGGTCGTTTACGCCGTCGCTATCGTATTTGAGGGCAAGCCCGTCGAAGTAGTCGAAGAGATTCAGAACCTCGCGCCGCTCGCTGAATGGCTGGCAGCAAAATCCGAGACTGAGAAGGCGCTGAAAGGCAATCCAACGCTGTGACTGCTATTCCTACATCCCTGCGCCGCGTGCTCGATGCTCAAAAGCGCAACGCTGAGCCGCCCGGTGACAAAACCTGGATTTGGCGCGATGGCACGGTCATTCGCGAGCGTGCCAATGGCAAGGTCGAGCGTTGGCCGTCGATTGATCCGGTGGGCATGCAAAGCGCTCGGAAATTAGGCCGATGATCCTCACCCTTCAGACAGCTCAAGTCCTGCACGCCAGCGGCGTCGCCTGCATTCCCTGCAACGCCGACAAGCGCCCGCGCGTGCCGTCTTGGTCGGAGTATCGGACCAGCCTGCCCAAAATCGAAGAGCTTGAGCGGTGGTTTTCCAAGGATGCGCGAATCGCGCTTATCGCCGGCAAAGTTCAGTGTCTCGACTTTGATGAGAAATACAGCACCGGCATCTTTGACCGCTTCACCAAGCGAGCTGAAGAGGTCGGGCTAGATAAGCTGCTTGGTCAACTGATCCTGCAGCAGACGCCGTCAGGCGGTTATCATCTGGTGTGGCAGTGCGACGGTGAGCGGATCGGCAATCTAAAGCTGGCGCAGAAAGCAAATCTCGATTCCCTGATCGAGACGCGCGGTGATGGCGGTTATTTCCTGATTTCGCCGTCTGATGGTTACAAGCTGATCGCTGGCGATTGGTCGAGTATTCCTGCCATCAACGCTGATGACCGTGATGCGCTGCTCAATCTGGCGCGCACGTTCGATGAGCGACCGCCCGTTGAGGCGCATGAGGCGGCGCCAGTCCAACCGGGCGGCGAAGCAACACCGGGCGATGATTTCGACTTTCGCGCCAACCTGCCCGAGATCCTTAAGTCTCACGGCTGGAAACCGGCAGGCGGCAAGTATTGGACGCGACCGGGAAAGGCTCGCGGCATTTCGGCGTCATGGGATGTTATACCTGGACGATTTTTCGTGTTCAGCAGCTCGACACAGTTTGAACCAAACCACGTTTATCGACCCTGGCATGTCTACACTGTGCTTGAGTGCGGTGGCGACTATTCGCGCGCTGCTGCTGAGCTTCGCCGGCAGGGGTTTGGCGGCGAGGTACCATCAAAGCACACACAGCAGACTCAGCCTGTGCCGGCTGATTGGTTCCCGCCGATTGAACCGTCACACGAAGGAATCGATCCAACCGGAGCTGTTCCGACCGTCGAGACCGAAGATGAGAAGGCACGCCGCTTATTCAGGGCGCGGCAGTTTGATCCAGCATGCAAGCCGCCTGATTTGCGCGTGCGCTTCACTCTTGGCGGCGTTGTAGTCAGCACGCCTGGCAACCTAACGGCTATCACAGCACAAGCCAAGGTCGGCAAATCGGCTTTGATTCAGGGCTTTGTTGCGGCGTCCATGACGCAGTCAGGCGATGCCGACTGCCTCGGCGTTATCGGCAAGAACACGCATGGCCGCGGCGTTATCTATCTCGACACTGAGCAATCGCGCGACGATTTCTGGCGGGCAATGGATGCTGCCAAGCGCCGTGCCAAAATAGACGCCTTTCCGCCGTGGTTTCAGGCATTCGGCATTGGCGACTTGCCTGTTGCCATGCAGCGCCGTGGCTTGGCTGTAAAGATGGCTGACACAGCATCAGCCTTCGGCGGAATGTTCGCAGTCTTTATCGATGGCGTTGCCGATATGGTGCTGGACGTGAACGACGCCGAGATTTGCAACGCCTTTGTCGCTGAAATCTTCGAACTCGCGACGCGCTACGATTGCCCGATTGTCTGCGTGATCCACAAGAACCCCGGCAGCGACAAGACGCGCGGGCATCTTGGTAGCCAGCTCGAACGCAAGGCAGAGACGAACCTGACGCTCGAAAAGCAGGACAATGAAACGTTGGTTTGGTCAGAGAAGCAGCGCAGGGCGCCGATCTTCAAAAGCGAAGGTGTACGGTTCGCTTGGTCTGAAGAAGCAGGAATGCACGTCTTGGTTGTGGGTAGTGGACAGCCAAAACTCAGCCAATCGCTGGCGGAATGGCGCGATTTCGCCATAACAGTTCTGAATGCCAAGCAACCGCTAACTTATGTAGAACTGCGCGATGGACTCGTGAAAGTATCAGGCCGCGCGCTGCCAAGCGCACAGCGTAATATCAAACAACTACGGGCTGCCGAACTTATCACTTACGATCACCTGAAAGGCACGTATGAACTTCCGCCGTTGAATCCGTCTCAATAGCAATATCAATGAGTTATAAAGTTACTATCACGGCGCAAGTCCTTAGACGTAGTCCATGTTGCAGGTTTAGGTGATAGTAAACCACGGAAATATGCTATTCTCAATTAATATCCTCACTGAGTTACTATCACGACAGTTCCCAAAGAATTAATTCCGTAATCAGTACTACGTTCAATGAGTTATGTTCGGTTACTATCACGCTATCACCTACTATCATTTCCACTATCACGATAGGTCTACTATCACGCTATCACCACCCCCCTACGTAGTAGGGGGTGGGTGATAGTGAGAACGGAGCAAAATCGACTATCATACTATCATGGCGCGTCCGCCGCCAAAATCTTCAACGCTGCCCATGTGCGTAGCCTGTCTTTCAAAGATCGGCTGGGGAATCAAGCGTATCTGCCGACAGACGGGCTTTGCCAAGACAACCGTGCATCGCTTCATGCGTGTACATCAGGCAACCGACCCGTTCTTGGCGGCAGTCAAACAGCAGACATTCTGCGATGCCAAGAAAGCACGTACTGCAAGGGCTAAGGCAGAACGTAAGGCAAAGCGTGCTGCTGAACGTGCTACAAAACCAAAGGCAAAGCAGATGACACAGATGGAGCGTTACTACGCCAACCACGAACAGAGCAAGGCATATGCTGCTGCTCAATCTCGCAAGCGCTGGCTCAAACTATCGAAGGGCAGCGATGAATATATGCGCAAGATCCTTCGTGCCCGTATATCCCACTGCATCAAACGTGATGGTGGCGAGAAGTACGCATCAACAGTCGAACTAATTGGTTGCTCAATAGGGCAGTTCAAGGCGCACATGGAGTTGCTGTTCATTGACGGTATGTCGTGGGACAACTACGGCGACTGGGAAGTGGATCACCGCAAGCCATGCGCCTCGTTCGATCTATCCGTGCCAGAACAACAGCGCGCCTGCTTTCACTACACCAATCTGCAGCCGCTGTGGCGCACAGACAACCGACGTAAACATGCAAGGATTGCGGCATAGCCCCCCCCACCCCGTAGGAAGTCTCCTTGAGACCCGTTGCCTCACAGGGTCCGCGCAGCCGCGTGTCGTGTTTATGACCGAGATCTCAAAACCTGAATTTCCCTTCCCTAAAGCACTAAAATGACAAGCACCGAACTATCCAACGAATTGGCCGAAATCGGCCACAAGATCACACCCGAAGTCATCAAAAAGGACTGGCAGAAGGGCGCTCCGCGCAGTTCTGCCGCCGCCTACCTATCCTGGCGAGCCAAGCGGTCAGAAAAGACAGCCCGCGGAGACCCGGAGTTGCGTGGGTTGAGGGCGGACAAGCTCAAGCAGGAGATTGGCGTGCTGAAGGAGCGCAGGGTGGCCCAGCGCCGTGAGAATGAGGTGGCGCGCGGCGCTCTGATCGGGCGGGCCTGGATGGCAGAGCGGGTGCACATCGCGGCAGGCAGGGTCGACGCCTACCGCATGAAGTCCGAAGCAGAGCACCCGCTGTTGTTCGCGGCTGCGGCTGGTGACGTGGCAGCCTGTCGGGAGGTAGTGCGCAAGATTTGGGATGAAATCGCTGTTGCGCTGAACGGGATGAAAGAGGCGTTCAGGAATGAAAGGGCCAAGTGAGTGACCACCTGCCAGATCATCTGCGGCGATGCACCCACCCGGCCGATCATGCGCTATCACGGAGGCAAGTGGATGCTCGCCCCGTGGATCATCAGCCAGTTTCCGCCGCACAAAAACTATGTGGAGCCGTTCGGCGGGGCGGCCTCTGTGTTGTTGCGTAAGCCAAGATCATTTTCCGAGGTCTACAATGACCTGGATGGTGAGATCGTTCAGGTATTCCGGGTGGCTCGTAATCGCGGAGCCGAATTGGTCCGAGCCTTGGAATTGACGCCCTTTGCCCGCGAGGAATTTGAAAAAGCCTACGGCGAAACAGACGACGAACTGGAGGCTTCGCGCCGGACAATCGTCCGATCCTTCATGGGGTTCGGCGGCGATGGAGTTCACTCAACACACAAAACAGGATTCCGTGGGCGCAGCCAGCGTTCGGGCTCGACGCCGGCGCATGACTGGGCCAACCTTTCCGAAGCGTTCAAGGCAATCGTTGACCGCCTACAGGGCGTGGTGATTGAGCACCGGCCGGCGCTAGATGTGATCGCCCAGTACGATTTGCCAGAAACGCTTTTTTATGTGGATCCGCCGTATGTTCACTCAACTCGCACGCGGGTTGATCACGCACGCGGTTACCGATGCGAGATGTCTGACGAAGACCACCGAGAACTTTCTAGGGCACTCAATCGCACGAAAAATGCCGTCGTTCTTTCGGGTTACCATTGCGCGCTCTACGATGAAATCTACACCGGCTGGGAGTGCATAGAGAAGACCGGTCCGTTTGCCGATGGAGCGCGCGAACGCACTGAGGTCTTGTGGTTCCGAAACATTCAACCCGATCTTTTCAAACGATGAACTGCGAACAACTCATCAAGCGTAGAACGGCGCAGACCGGAATGGTGCTTTCCGCATGATCTCCCCTTACGACGTTTTCGACTCGGCGTTCCACTTGCTCGACCGCCGTTCTATTCAGGATTGGGCTGCAGAAAACATAACCCTGCCGCCTGTCCTGACACGCTCTGGCAGCTTCAGTATCGAGACCAGCCGCCAGCTCTCCGGCCCGCTCGATGCTTTGCGTTCTGACCGGGTTCGCGGTGTTCGAGTGCTCAAGCCCGTCCGCGGCGGTGGCACTCTGATCGCTGACGTTGCGGTGCCGTGGGCTATCGAGAACGATCACGCCTCAGTGCTGTACTTGTTGCAGGATGACAAGATCGCGGAAGCTCACGCAGAGACGCGCCTGATGCCGACTCTGATGTCAGTTCGCGCGATCCGGTCGCTACTGTCGACTGATCGCCACAAGACCCGCAAGGCCGACATTTTGTTCGCGAACGGACTGCCCCTCGTGATAACCGGTCCTGCGCTTGGCAACCTTCAGTCGCGAGGTTTCAAGTGGGTCGTGTGCGATGAGCCGTGGCTGTACAAGCCCGGCGTGCTCGGGCAGGCGAAGTCTCGGCTTGGCGATTTCGTCAAAATGTCATCATCGAAGTTCCTCGCGATAAGCCAGGGCGGAGAAGAAAACAGCGATTGGGACTTTGAGGTACGCGCTGGCGTGCTGTACGTGTGGAATGTGCCGTGCGCGGGCTGCGGCAAGCTGATCGCCCCTGAATGGTCAATCCATCTGCCGGATAGAAAGTTTGCCGGCGCAGTTTTTGAAACGATGAAGCACACCGATGGCAGTTATGACAAGGACGGTTCAGCCGCTACGGTGCGCTTTGTCTGTCCGCTCTGCGGTCATGCGCACCCCAACACCGAAAAGACCCGCGCAGCCTGGAATGCAGGCGGTCAGTATCTCGACGCCAACGGTGCGCCGTTCGATCCGGCGAACCCGCCCAGCGAAGTTTCATTTCGATGGCATGCGTTGATTGATTATCCGTGGGCTGAGCTGGTCAAGGAATGGCTCGCTGCTCAGGAGGCGAAGCACGTCGGCAACTTCGCGCCTCTGGTGAATTTCCTGCAGAAGCGGTGCGCTGAGATGCGCAGCGAGCGCACGGTGCATGATGTCGACCTTCCGTTCGCGCGGGTTAGGATCGATGGCAAATGGCCTGATGAGGCGGTGAGATTCCTGACTGTCGACCGGCAGACTGAAGACACCTACTGGGCAATGGTGCGCTCATGGTCAAAGACTGGCGAGAGCCGGCGCCTCTGGTATGGTAAGCTGTACGGCGAGGCGGCGATTGAAGCGAAGCGCATTGAGTTTGGCGTCGTGCCTGACTGCACGGTCGTTGATTCGGGCTTTCAGCCGAAAGGCGATCACGGTGTTTACGCATCCTGCATCCGTTACGGTTGGATCGCGGGCAAGGGCACCGACGAACCTTACTTCTGGCATATCCAGCAAATGCCGCCACCGCAGCCGCCGCAGCACGTAATGAAACCGTGGGCGCCGCTGTCCTTCGGTGATCCCGGCGAGGGCACGAGCGTACAGGGACGCAACCGGGCGCGACTGATCCGCTTTTCATCACCGATAATGAAGGATCGCGTCATGGGACTCATCACGCGCGGCCTGTGGGTTGAGCCGGACCTTGCCGACGCTGATGAGATGGATCGCGAATGCGCGCGGCAGATGTCCGCGGAGTTCAAGCGACCGAAGATCAACAAATTTACGGGAAGAACTGAAATGGTTTGGGTCTGTCCGTCTGGAAATAACCACGCGCTCGACTGTGCAGCGCAGCAAGTGCTGTGCGCGATGCAACTACGCCTGCTCCCGGCTGGCGTGGAACTGGAGAAGGACAGCCAAGGCGAAAAGCCGGAAGGGAAACATGCGTGAACGAACGACTGCTTTCGATCAAGGAACTCGCTGCAGAACTCGGGCGCGCACGCACCTATGTTCACGCGATGCGCGCTGCCGGCTTCCCGATGCCGGGCGGTCGCGCTCGGCTCTCGGATGCGCTCGCATGGCTCGAAAAGCATCCAAAACCGCGAGCGCGGAACACTACGGAATGCCGCGGAACACCTGTACGCTTGTTGTCGCCATCAAAAGTTCGCTGAGTTACGCCCTTGCCAGCTTCTGTCGAAGTTACACGCCTTGTCCTGCGCAGCGTTTACGCGAACGCGAATGGTGTCTCGACGCTGCTTGTTGCGCTGAATACAGCGGCACTTGCCACGGCGCCGGCTGTTCTGGCGGGTAAGCAGGTCATCGAAGCGCAGGCGGTTGGGGTTGTTACAAAATATCAGTTCCCGGCTGGCGCGGCTGGTCTGCAGTTGCAGGACGTGGCCGCGATGTGGTCGCGTCTGCTCGACCTGTACGACCGCGCATTGGTCGCTACGACAGTCAGCCCTCCCGGTGGGGGGCTTGCCGCGGAATCCGCGAACATTCCCGACGCCAAAGGGGTTGCGATCTACAATTGGATGATGGGTCAACTGACGGTGATCCGGTCATTTTCGATGGATCACAGTTGGCCGCAAATCCGCATATGAGCCTTCGAAAGAACGTCGCGAACTTTTTGAGCGGTGGGGCTGTGATTCAGGCTCAGCGCACCCGGATCGAGATGCGGATGCAGCTTCGCCGCGAGCGAATCAGGGCACGCTACGAAGCGGCTTACTGGAACACGGCGCGCAGCTACCTGCCGAGCTACATTCAGTCAGCGCGCGAAGACATCAACACCCTTTCCCGTCAGGAAATTCTGCGCCGGACCCGCTACTTTGAGAAAAACAACGCGGTGATGGACAAGGTCCTTGACGTTAAGGATGTCAACGTAATCGGCAGTGGCATCCGGCCTGCGCCCGCGGCGAAAGACACCGATTGGGGAAAGCGCGCTCTCGAATGGTGGAACGAGTGGATTGAGGTCGCCGACATCACTACGCTTTCGAGCTATTACAAGCTTCAGTCAATCAGCTATCGCGCGCAGAACGTCGACGGCGACAATTTCTTTCGGAAATGTTTTTCTCCGGCTGGTCGACCGGCGCTGGATGTCATCGAGGCGCATCGCTGCGGAACTGGCGGCGTCGATATTGGGGCGATTGAGCGCTCGGGATTCAAGGTTGTTGACGGCGTCATAATCGACCTTCAGTTCAAAATTCCGCGCGCCTACCTGATCGCGGATGATTTCGATGGGAGCAAGGTTCAAGCGTATCCGGCTAGTGAAATCATTCCAGTGTGGAACCGCAGGCGCGCGGGACAGTACCGCGGGCTGACGCTGTTTCATGCCGGCATCCTTGACATCCACGACCTTGATGACTTGCAAAAATATGAGATGCGCGCGGCCAAGGACGCCGCTTCGATTTCGCGCATCATCAAAACCCAGGCAGGCGCGGTCACGCCGGACGGAAACGCCATCGGTGCTTCGCTTACTGCGCTGCCGAATGCTGACCCTGCAACGCGGGTGGCATATTACAAACAAGCGCTCGGCGGTGAGGTATTGGTGCCGCAGGTCGGGGATGAAATTACGCAATTCGAGAGCAAGCGCCCGTCTGCAGCGACAACCGGTTTTTGGGATCGGCTCGACGCTAAATTTGCTCAGGGTTCTGGCATTTCCTACCCGGCGTTGGTCGATTACCGCGTCGCATCGTTGGGCGGCGCCACCCTGCGCGCCTGTCTGGAGTCGGACAACCGGCGATTCGAGTTGGAGACTATCGATCAAGCCCGCGCCGCGCAGAAGGTTTGGGAATTTGCGATAGGTTGGGCCATCGCGCACGGCGAGGTTCCGAAAAATCCTGATTGGAACAAGGTCAGGTGGCACCCGCCGCGGCGCACAACGGTCGACGTGGGCAACGATTCTGCGGCCCGCCTGGAGGAACTGAAGGCTGGTCGCACGACCTATCAGGACGAATACGGCGAGACCGGTGAAGACTGGCGCGAGCGTCTTGACCAGCGTGCGCAAGAAGAAGCCTACATCGATGAACTCGCGGCTAAATACAAGATTCCACGTCAACTTATAGCCAGCTTCGCGATGGAGCGGCTTGCCGGACAAGCGCCCGACGCGGTCGGACCAACCCCGGCGCCAGGGGAAGGAGGCGGAAAGGGAGAAACTCAATGAGCCGGCCCACAGGGGACAAGCTCAAGACCGTAACTGCTATTTTGAATGCCGTGGGAGACCAGGACATCAAGCTTTCATGCCGGGAGATTGAGCGCCTAGAGGGTGTTCGCAACGGTACTATAGGCAAAATTGAGCGCACGGCGCTCAAGAAGGTGCATGCTGGTCTGGTCGGGTACAGAGTTGGTCGCGTTCAAATTCAGGCGCGCGATTCAGCGAGTGTCATTGCTTTTTCGGTGCCCTCTGCATTGCCCTCGCTCGCTGCCTCCGACCCGATGCCCGAGGCTATCATTTGGATGCCGGCTGGCGTCCACGCCATCACAGCCTGCACGCTCGACGGTAAGGGATACAGCGGCACGGTCATTTGTGATGAGCAGGCAGCGCGTGTTGTAGCTTCCCACCTTGCTACCCTAAAGGCCAAGGGCAAGCGCACCTGGATCGACTTCAATCACGAGGATGGCGCCGCTTCTGCGGATATTAAGGCGTTCTCGTGGGACCCCGCCAAGGGAATCATGGCGCATCTCGACTGGACGCCGGGCGGCGAAAAGTCAGTGCGCGACAAAGAATTTATTTCGTTCAGTCCTGCTTTTGAGGCGAACCGGACTACCGGTCGCATCGAGAGCTTGATTGAGGGACATGCGTTAGGGGGCTTGGTCAACGCACCGGCCTTTGACGCAATGCCAGCTTTAATCGCGGCCCGGTATGGCCTCGATGCTTCTCACAGAAATCCGCATCCGGAGGATAACCCGGAATCCAAAAACATGAAAGAGACACTGCTCAAGATTCTGGCCGCGCTGAAGGTTACTCCACCGGCCAACGCTACCGAGGACCAGCTTGTGGACCTCCTTGCCAAGCATATCGATGGCCTCGCGCCAAGCGAGGAGGTCGTTAAACTGAAGGCTCAGCTTACCGATCTGAAGACCGCCGCCGATGCTGAAAAGACTGCATCAGTGCAGGCCAAGAAGGACGCCGACGTCAAGATCGCGGAAATGGAGCGCAAGATGACTGAGACCGCTGCTGTGCTGGCAGGTTTCAAGGCCGGTGCCGATGGCGTGCGCGTGGTCGTGACGCAGGAGGACATGACCGATGTTCTCGCTGCCTACGCCTCCAAGGACCCGTCGCAGTTTCCGGCGAATGAGCATTTCGCGCAGCAACGCGCGGAACTCGCCGTTGATCGCGCGCTGATCTATGCGCGTAACATCAAGCCGCGCCTGTTCAAGAATCGGGAGCGCGCTTCGATTCGCGCTGCCCTGGCTGACCTGCTCAGTCATGCCGGCGTCCACAGTGCAGACATTGTCAAGATCGTCGCGAAGGCTACTACCCGCCTTCAGATTCAGGCCAACACGCTCGGCACGCTGTCCGGTTCGCTCATTGCGCAGCAGGCTCTTTCGCTGCTCAAGGCTGACCTGCCGGCGCTCAGTATGTTTACGGCCGACTTCAGCAACGCCGCTGCTAAGCTGAATCAGACGGTAATCACCCGCATACGTTCGATTCCTGCGGTGCAGAGCTACGCTGCGCCTCCGACCGGTTATGCTGCTACGGCCGTCACCGACACTGACGTTCCGGTGACTATCGACCAGCACCGCTACGTGCAGTTCGACTACAACGCGAACGAACTCGCTTCGACCAACCGCGACCTGTTCGGAGAGCAGGCCGAGGGTTCGATCTACGCGCTCGGCAAGGATGTTGTCGACTTCATCCTCGCGCTTGTGACGGTCGGCAACTTCAACATCGGCGGGGGGAAATCGACGGTCGCGCAGAGTGCGTGGACGCGCTCGGCGGTGATCGCACAGCGCGTCGCGCTCCGTAAACGGAAGGTGATGATTAAGGACGGCTTTGCGATAATGAATGAGGATTACTTTGGTCAGCTCGCGGTTGACCCGGTGATCGCTACCCTCGCGACGTTCCAACGGCCTGACCTCATCACGGAATACGTATTGCCCAAGATCGCCGGTTTCATGCCGGTGGGTTACGTCGACCTGCCCACGACCAGCAACCTCGTTGCTGTCCTTGGTTCCAAGGAAGCGCTCGTGGTTGCGGCCCGCCTGCCTTACGACTACGTTGACGCTCAGATCGGCAGCAACTACGGCGCGGTTTCGCAGGTCAGTGATCCCGACACCGGGCTGTCAGTGATGCTGACGCAGTACGTCAACCACGACGCCGGCGCCAGCCGCTATCGCGTGGCGCTCATGTACGGTTCTGCGGTGGGTGACAAGACCCGCGCACAGCTCGTCGTGTCGGCCTGATCCTGATTCATCGCAGCTACCGGGCGGTTGATTCCGCCCGGTAGCCTACTCCATGACCGCAGGACAGCAGGCAATCGCAGACGGTTTCGCCGCAACGCTCGCAGAGCACGGACAAGCTTGGACGCGAACTGCTGATGGCGCGGTCATCTATGGAGTAGCCTGCAAACTGAAACCCGACAATCCGCACATGGCCGGCGCGCAGGATGAGGATTTCCCGGTCTTCGTTGCCGACCGCTCATTATCACCGCCACTCCCTATCGCCTGGGTCATGCCTGCCACCCGACTCAAGAAAGGCGACGAACTCACGAAAAACACCAAAAACTTCCGCGTCGTTCGCGCGGACTATGAGGAAGCGACGGCCCTTTGGACCGTTGTTTTCTCACCCACCTTCTAAAATGAAAACTACTCGATTTCTCCTCAGCGCTGTATTCGCAGCCTGTCTCTTCGCTATTCCTGCCCATGCGCAGCTTATCATGGGCACTGCTGAAACCAGCGGCACGCTTCCCGACAACGACAATGACCATTTCCCGACTGTCGCAGCGATGCTCACATATATGTCTGCGCACAGCACAGGCATTGCGCATGGTTCCGCAGGCCAAGTGCAGTACACGGACGGAAGCGGAAACTGGCAGTCGAACTCCGGGTTTACGTCAGATTCGTCAGGCAACGTCGTAGTGCTGACACTTAACGGCAATACGATCACTACCGGCTCTGGCACGCTCGCGCTCGGCGCCGGCAAGACGATCACGTTTAACCATACGTCGACGTTTACCACGACGGATGCGCAGACCTACACGTTTCCGACTACTTCTGCGACACTTGCCCGCACTGATGCTGGAAATGCGTTCACTGGCAATCAGAGTGCGACCGGGTCAATTCTCAGTTCTCACGCAACGGCTGGCGTCGGCTATGCTACTGGCGCGGGAGGCACGGTGACGCAGATCACCAGCCGAACGACCGGCGTAACGATCAACAAGGCTAGTGGCGCTATCACGCTCTTTAGCGCGGCGGGGTCTGCCACGCCTGCAACGTTCACCGTAACTGACAGCGCCGTCGCCGCGACTGACGTTGTGGTTGTTAATCAGAAATCTGGAACTGACACCTATGAGATTTTCGTGACCGCCGTTGGCGCCAGCAGCTTCAACGTGACGTTCTTCACTACGGGCGGAACCACGACTGAGCAGCCGGTGTTCAGTTTCGCCGTCATCAAGGGCGTTTCCTCGTAACGTGGAAGCTTCGATCCAAAGCAATATCGACGCCTTCAACGCGGCTTTTGCTGAGTACGTTAAATATACCAGCAAGACACCTCAGGAGGCGCTTGAACACAAGGTAATGCGCTTGGGTTTCGCGCTTTGGCAAGGGTTTTCCGCGCACGAATTTGGCGGTTATCCCAGGAGACCGGGCATCGCCCGTGCGGAACTAGCCGCGCGCACCATTGCAGGATTGGGGACAAAAATTCGCGGTTGGCTGATGGACGTTTATTTAGCCGAGCGGTCTAAGTTACGCAGTGAAACCAAGGCCATTCGAGGCAGGCAATACATGGGCCTTCAATCGGCAAAGAACGCAGGGGTTGAAAAAACGAACCGTGAAGCGCGCGTGCGATTATGGCAAAAAATCGTCGGCACGGAAGTAGCGTTTCGACAGAGAGGAATTGGCATGCTTGGGGCTGCGTTTCTTTGGTATCGTTGGCGTCACAATAGCGCAAAGGGAAGATTTTTGCAGCGCAACACAAGCGGCAAGACTCTCGGCAGTGTGGAGGTTGGAGATGGCGTAGCGACAATCGAGGGCAACGTGGCCGGCCTAGATGTGGTGGGTGTGCGCTACGGCATCGTTAACAAGGCCATCACCGATCAGACCGCCGATATGCTTAATTTTGTCAAGGATCGGCAGGACGCCGCCGCCGCTCAGCTTCTCAGGGCATTCGCATGACTCTCGATAACGTACAAGCTTACTTCGCGGGTCTGATTACTGCCGATGCACAACTCGGATTGCTCGGCACGCCGATTCAATTTGACCCATATAAAGACCCGGAAGAGGCGAAGTCTGCCATTGCCGACCAACTTCGCGCAACGGGTGTTTGTATAGAGATTGAGGAAGCCGAACTTTACAACGCCGAAACGCTCTTAGACGGAACGACGAAGGGCGATGCTCATTGCAGTGTCTTGGTAGCCGAGAGTGTTTTGAAGGCGCACACGCCAAATCGCTCTGCGCTTAGGACTCGTATAATTCAAACCTGCACCAAGCGGCCCAGTGGCACACAAAAGCCGGCGCGTTATGTTCCTGGTGAGGGTGCGGTCAGGACTGAAGGTGGTTACGTCCTTCGCATGTATTCATTTTTCATTCCGCTTAACATCAAGCCCGCATGAAAACCGGAAACCGCAAAGTCATTCTCGCCGCGCTTTATCTGGCGGGCTGTTTCGGAATCGCAGTGCTTGAGGTTCTGAACAAGCCGGACGCCGGCCAACTCGCTGCGCTCGGCGGGACGTTCACCGGCATCGCAGCAGGTCTTGGCACGTTCATGTGGGGCAACGCCAAGGAACACGAGCACGACGCAAAGGCTCCTGCAGTCAACACACCATCTCAATGAGTATTCTCGATCTAGTCGGTAACGCCGCATCGGGCGGCATTCTCGGAGTCGTCGGCTCCGTTTTTACGGGAGTCGTCTCGCTGTTTCAGGCAAAGAATCAATTCGCCCATGATGAGGCGATGGCTGACCTGGAAATCAAGCGCATCGCAGCCAACTCTGAGGCGCAAAAGCAGCTCTCTGCTGACCAACTGAAGATTGTCACTGAGCAAGGGGCGGTGACGGCGTTTCAGTCTTCACAGGTTGCCGCCAGCTCGATCAACAACGTTCCTCCCATTATCGCCGGGCTGCTGTCGCTCTGGCGCCCGGTCCTGACCGCCCTGCTCCTTGGCCTGACCTACTATTTCTATTTCTCTGAGCAAGGCGCAACTCGCGATTCCATCGCAGAGGCAATCTGCAATCTCGCTGGCTTGTCGGTCGCATGGTGGTTCGGCTCGCGTCAGATGCAACACCTAGCGCCGGCTAAACCCTCGTCTGTTCAACCTGAAGATAAATCATAAAACCATGTATTACGTTATCACTGCAGTCGTTTCGTTCATCGTCGGTGCCGTCGTGAGCTATTTCTACCACGGTCATATCACCGCCGCAACCAAAGCCCTCGAAGCTAGGGTCACGTCCCTCGAAGCCAAGGGTAAAGCCGAGGTCAAGTCACTCTGATTCCCTGTGTTCCAATTTACCTTTGATACCTTCGCCGCCGCTGTCGCTGTCGTTGGTGTCGGCGCATCATTCGCTGTCTGCCGCTGGCGCATTCAGGACCTCGACCGTCGCGTCGATAAACTGGAGGGCTTTCGCGACGATCACGGCGAGCGCATGGGCGTCGTTGAAACCCGCCTCACAGCCATTGAGGAATGGCTGAAGCGCATAGCCGACAAACTCGGCGTCTCCTGATTTTTGCAATCGTCTAAAACAATCGTAATCGCAACCCGCCATGACTACTGAAACAAAGTTACTCGGTTGCCTAGCCCAGTTCGCTCTGGCGGGCACCATCGAAGCCTCTCCCTCCGCCGGCACGACCGGCGTCGCCTACATCCCTTCCAACGCCGCCGTTGACGGATCTGCCGCCGCCCTATGGGTGTCGCTCGGCATCATATCGAAATGGGAGCCGAAGGTCAGCTCGAGCAAGGTTGAGGTCTACAAGCCCTCGCCCGGTACGCTGAGCCTGTCCGACATCAAGCGGTCGAAGTTCAAGCGCGAACTCACCATCACCATCACGGACTGCTCGAACGTGATGTGGCTCGCGGCCAACCGCGCGCTCGCCGTCACGTCGCCGCGCACCAGCACCGTCGGCCAGTACGTGCCCCTCACGAGTGGCACGCTCAAGGGCTGGCTCAAGGCGCAGTTCTACAACCAGGACACCAACTCGCAGGAGGTGGCCGAGCAGGTGTGGGGCGAGATGGATGTGGAGGTCACCAACATTGGTGACGACAAGAACATGGAGTTCAAGCTCACCTTCACGCAGCTCTGGTCCGCCCTCAACTCGGCAACCGGCTCCTAATCCACCATTCCAATGGCCACTCCATTCACACTCCTCGCCTCCGGCACCTGCTGGCTCGGACCGAACTCGGGGAAGCGCGTCGCCGGGACCAACGCCTTCGACGTCGACAGCGCCTTTGCTACCGTCGAGAGCTTCGTCAATGGGGCTCTCGCGGTGTGGCAAAGGGTGGGGGTTAATACTAGGATTTTGGGGGGGCTCACCCAAACGAGGTTCCCCACCACGCCGAACTATTACTCCTTCGACTACGCGATCTATTCCAATCAGAACGGGACAGCCGAGATTTGGGAGGCCGGCAGCAAGGTCGCCGACGCCGGAACCTATCTGAATGGGAGCGTGTTCAAGATCGTCTACGATGGCGTCCATGTGAAGTATTACATCGATGGCGCGCTAAAGCACACGACCAACGCCTCGGCAAACCTCACATTGTACTTCGGCGGATGCATCAATGAGACCTCGGCGGCACTCACCAACCTGGAGTTCAGCATACCCGAGCCCGTGGCATTCACACCGCTTGATTGTACGCCCGACGCCAGCCCTCCGACTGCGTTCACGCCGCCTTCGTTCGCGACTGACACCAATCCGCCGGATCAGTTCTTCCCCGGTCCGCAGTTCTATGCGACGACCGCCGAGATGGCGGAGCAACCGACAGTGCTCGTCACGGCGGGAGCAACCATCGTCGTTTTTGTGGGAACTCCGACCGCATGGTCGACGTATACCCTCACCGCAGGCGCTCACGCCGCTGACTCGACGCATGTGCAGCCGCTCGACTACAACGCGAGCACCAACGCCAAGACCTGGGTCAAGACAGCAACCTATCCGTAATCCTGACAGTGCGGTTGTCTGCGATTCAGGCGCCATCACCGGTAGCCGCAGGGAGGCCGGTGCAATGCGGTTTTATATCCGCCAATAATCTATGGAAACCAAACCCTCCCCGGCCATCGCGCCGGTTCCGTTCGCGGTCACGCTGCAGGATGGCAGCGTGTGCCGCTTTCTCATCAAGCCGCTCACGATCACGAAGCTCTACGACTGGCTCTATCTGGCCAAGGATCAGCGCGAGCCGGCGATGGTGGCAATGGCTTGCGGCAAGGATCTGGCTTGGGTCGATTCGCTTGACGAGGAGCAGTTCGGCAAACTGGCCGGCAAGTGCCATGAGGTGATTTTTCCACAGGCGCTCCGGCTCTCAAAGGGCGCACCGGCCGCCGCCGCTCTCGTCGCGCCCATTCTGCAGCAAAATCTGCTGGGTCTGCGGGTGATCGCTGCCCTTTCGATTGGGTCTGGAGACTCGTCACCCACGCCGCTGCCCAGGGAATCTGCGGCGGAGACGCCCAACGCATCGCCGACACCTATTCCATCGACGGACTCTGCGAAGTCCTCGCCGACCGCCGCCGAGAACAAGCCTGCCGCGAGCTGAAGCTCCTGCGAATCGTGAGTGCTCCCAACATGAAGGAGAGCGATTTCAAGAAATTGGCCGACGAACTCTATGAGGACGCAACCGACGAAGGGACCGAATGAGTGAGCGACCAGACCTCAACCATCCTCATCAAGCTGCTCAGCACGGGCGATCTGTCCGCGCTGACCGCCGGGCAGAAGCAGGCCGAGACGCTAACCGCCTCG